CAAAACCTGTCGATGTTCCAGAGACAGCAGCAGAAGATGCTATCCCAGTAGCAGATGTGGAGGCAACGCCTAGCGTCAAGGTCACTGACGAAGTTGATTATGGGCCAACCGACTCTTACGATCCTGCTCTGGCTGATATGCCAAGCGGCGAAGACTACAAGTTTATCGACGGCCTAGTAAAGCTGATGCGTGAAACGCCAGCCGTCCATAAGAAGCCTGCTCCAGAAGCGGCCCCTGCCGCCAAAGCCGAAGCTGATACTCCTCCTCCAGAGCCAACGGCAGAAAGTCCTACACCACTTAGTGTGGAAGAAGTTGCTTCCACCAAGCTAAGTGACACAGGATTACCTGATAGTGAGTTCGATCATCTCTCCGAAGTGCTTGCTTTGGCTGGCGTAAAGTCTACTCCAAGCAAGCTGAAAGCTTTGACGATTGAAAAGCTTGCTATTGTTGGCAATAATTTCACCGCACAAAACCATTCTATCTCCGCGATGGGGGCTGACGCTCGCATCAATGCCTTTGAGGTCATTGAGCGAATTAAAATGCAGGTTGCTCCCAATGGCATCCTGCGCAATACGCAGTCCAGAACCGATGCGATCAACCAAGTTAATAAGTTATTTCGCAGTTATGGCAAAGCATTCACTAACGATGCAGTAGCTTTCCTTAATCGCCTGTCTGGTAATGACTTAAACGTAGGTGAAGATGGGCTACCTATTTTTACTTCGCCTAAGATGACCATGGGGAGGTCTAATTTAAAGGGGGATAACTACAATTTTAGAGGTTCAATTAACAGTATTAATCTTGGTGCCGCCAATAAGAACGGCGTAGTAACACCTCGTCTTTCGACCTTTTATCACGAGGTCGCACATTGGATGTTCGACAACGTATTAACATCGGCCCAGCGCATTGAAGCAGTGAAGATTATTCGAGGAAAAATCTACGACGATAGCAACGCCTTGAACTTAGATAAAGTGCAGGAAATGACCTCTATCGGCAAGGATGTTTTCCAAGGCTATGGTGTGGCCAAAGGTACTGATGGTAAGGGATTCACAACTAACAATGATGCATCCATTGATGAGCTATTTGCCGAGCAGTTTGCTCTGTTTGCGATGAGGAACCATGCCTCCCCAGATTCTCAGTCAGAGTCCTTGTTTAAGAAAATGGCTGTATATATAGATTACCTCTACAAGCGATTTATCTTACAGCAGAACGTAATTGATCCTGACTTGGAACGCCTGTTCATCAACATCATTCCAAATGAGAAGCAGGTTCGAGACCGTTTGATAAACAACGTCAAGCAAGTCAACGTCAGTGAAGCTTCACCCCAATCCCAGACAGGTAAAGCCATCCGAGTTCGCCTATCCGAAGTGGTCGAGATGAATGCGACCATTGAAGATTCCATCGGGTCGACCTCCATTATCAGTTACATGAAGGATGCGGGGGCTATGATGTACTCCCTGTCCAGTCAGCGCGGCAAGACCAAGGGCTTCCGTCAGGTTCAACCTTTGCACAAGGAAATGCGCTCGCTATCCGAGGAAGTGTACGGCACCATCCGAGAATACTACGGCGAAACCAAAGGGAAGCAAGGTGGTGAGCAGGATTGGGAAGCGATCCTGTCAGGTGAAGATGACCTTAGTATGTCTGCCGAAATTGAGCTGGCAGAAAAGCTTGAGCACCTTTGGGAAAAAGAAGGTGGCATGCGTGATCTGATGTCACGTACTGATGACCAGCTTCGGGGCCAATACTACCGCCATGAGCAAGAGTTAATTATAACGCCCATCGCCAAGGATTACATGCCTGCCCTATTGAGCGATCCCAAAGTGCGTGATGGCTGGCTCATCAAGCTGGAGTACCAGAAGAACAAGCCCAAGATTACTCACGAAAATATTGCTACCTACTCAGTCAAAGCGCGAGCTAAGACTGCGCCCCGCACAATGGAGCAGCAAGCCGCCAGTGATGCCTACGCCATGAGGAAACTGCCTCTCGATAAGCTGAAAGAAATAGCGGCGGGCGAAGGCCAAGATGCGGCAGATGCTGCCACTATCCTTTTAGCGAAATGGAAGGATGCGAAACCCAAGTTTCCCAAGGGCTATGCACCCAACCCCATCCTAAAAAGCGCCAAGACACCAGAACTAAAGGACATGCTCGTTGATGCACTGGTTGGTGAGGCCGCAGGTGACAAGTCGGCGGGCAAGATGGTTCGTGACATTCGCTGGGAAATGGCCCGCCGTGGCGGCAAGAAGAAAATTAAAAATGATTCAACAATTAGCAACACCATCACGCTATTAAGCAAGAAGGAAGAGGTCATCCATTGGAATGGCAGCGAGCCAGACAACAAGATACCACTTAATATTTCGGCTGTGGGTCGTGAATTCTTGCAGAGCTTTACGCACCGTGATCCTATTGTGCAACAATCTTTGCGCACGGTGATGACCCGCTTCCTAAACATGATGGACATGGACACCAACTCCGAGTTCATCAATACGCAGTTCCTGTCGCAAGCGGATGCCATGCTAGAGGGTTTGCACATTGGTAAATTAGGCGATCCTAATGCACCGATCAAGCGAGACATGATAAATGAAGTTGATCTAACCAAGCCCGTCTTCAAGAGATTCCTGCGGGAAGGCCGCAAAAACGTGGTGGCTCTTGGCAGTGGTGACATCGAGCAGATCACTCAAGGCATCCGTGGCATGGCCCGTCTTGCTCTGCGTACAAATGCGATTCCGTCTTCCAATAAGTCATTGATCCTTGAAACCTACCGCTTGCAACCAGAGTCCGTGGTGTCTGAGATTCGGGGCAAGTTGGGTGGTGGAACAGAGTGGCAAGAAGCGGAGCGATTCTTCACTGACAGTTTCGTGCATTACTTATCTGGCCATTTCCCTAGCAAAGAGAATATCTTCAAAGGGCTGACTCTCGATGAGGCCGAGCAGGTTGTCCATGTCTTTGACAATGTTCGGGACAGCGTGGACTACTTGACTAGTGGCGTCATCAACAAGAAAGAATTGGTCGGCGTCTTTGATGAGCTGGCTTTCTCAGAGCCTGCCGCGATCAATGCCGAGCGTGTTCAGGTGGCGGATGCCATGCGTGACACCATGCTTCGCTCAATTGATCCATCCAACAAGGACTCAGTTATCAAGAGCTACCTTCGGTACTTAGAGAAAGCAAACCCTCTTCGTCTGGATCGTTTGAATCGCTTTGCCAAGGGCTTGGGTCTAGGCAAGGATGGCGCTGTCCGCATTCTATGGCATAGTTCTCCTAATGGTGCTGCATTTGACCGTGCAGGCAATCCTATCCTACGCCCATCCAAGAATGGCCAACTAGGTTCTGGTATCTACATGAGTTCGGATGCTGAGTTGAGCTTCAATGTGTTTGGTCAGCGTCCGACTAAAGACTCTGTTAAAGCCAAAATCTTTGAAGCAGCAGCCAGAAACGGCATCACTGAGGGCAGCGCTGAGCACAATAAACTACTCAGTTTGCACCAGCAATTAGCGGATGCCTATGATTTGGGTAGCGTGACATCGAAGAAAATTATTAAAGGCCGAGACAGCGTGGATGAGGCTGAGCGTTTGGTTGATTTGATTGATAATCCTGACGATTTGCACCGCATCATCAAAGAGCTGGAGTCCACAAGTGTCATGCTGGAAGCGCGAGAAGCTGTCTTTGAGCAGAACGAAGCCATCATCACCAAGATCATGGAGGAGATGAACGACATTGCTGGTGTCCAGTTTGATCCTGTCTTAATTCCGTTGGTGGTTCGTGCCGAGCGTGTGGCTGACTTCAGTCTGAACAAGAGCTACACCACCAGCGATCCATTGTTAACGTCTTTGCTTGGGCGTATTCGTCAGATTGAAGCAGGCGATGTCCATGCCTCAGATGCTCAGCGCGTCTTGATGGAAGGCAAGGAGTATGGCTTAACGCAATCCGTGCTGGACGTGATTCGCCCACAACTGGAGCAAGGCGGCGGCAAGGTGAGTGGCAATGCTTTGTATCAATCTTTTGTTACTGGCATTGCGTCCTCGTTGGGCGGTTCTCAGAGCAACATCAAGCCAGCCCAACAGTTTGTGGATGAGCTGCTGGAGAGCTTGGGCTTTGAAGCCAAGGTTGGTTCCAATCGAAACCGTGTGCAAACCAAGGATGACAGCGGTAACTTGCTGAAAGTGGAAGATCGTTGGTTTGATGAAGTGGTGGTCTTCAAGAGCAAGAATGTGAAGCACCTTGGTGCGGACATCTTCGACGAAGAATCTTCGACGCTTATGCACAGTAGTATTGAGATTCTGGATGAAGCCGCTGATGCGCCGAATCCGAATGGCAAAGTCCTTCTGGCTGCCATCAACTCCGAAGGCCCATTAAACAAGAAGGGCTGGGCAAGCACTGTCAATGAAATGGAAGAGGCAGGTGCGCCTCCTACGCTCACGTCAGCATTGATTGCAAAAGCCAAAGGCAAGCCGTTGACCGAAGGTCAGGCAAAAGCGCTTAGTCAGTTTGGGCCAAAAATGTTTTTGTCAAAAGGCTCTGATCGTCTGCGCTCCTACGGTATGAACTGGCTGGGTGATTTTATCCAGCCTCAACATGGCACAGGTTTTCACGAGCGCCAGAACAGTGAATTGGCGAGAAAGGTGGTGCCAATCATTCAGATGCTTCACAAGCTGCCAGACGCGAAGGGGACTGTGGGACGTTGGGCTTCTCGCAACAATCCTATGCACATTAAACAGCAACCCTCCGTCAAGCGGATTGTAAAAACACTTCGTCGCCCTGCTGGTCACGAGGCAGAGAAGCGCTTATCACCAGAAGAGTTTGAGGTGTATCGTGCCATGCGAGACCTGTTCCACAATGAGGCTGTGGCGCTGAAAGAAGCGGGTGTCATCATGGGTCACATCGATGATTACTTCCCGCAGATATGGAATAAAGAAGTGTTAGTGCGCAATAAAGATGAAGCGGTTGACGAGATTGCACGTCACCTGATGCGTGAATCAGTTACGGAGCGCAATGCCGACATCTCGCCAGAGCAGGCAGTGGAGAAAGCACAGGCTATCTTTAACCGTTTGGTGGATGATGAGGGTGTGTACATGCCGCCACCTACAGGTGGTCGTCGTGACGCCACGGGTGATCACATTGATTACCAACGCATGCTTCGATTAGACAAGTACCCAGATTCCTTGCGCTCCCTTGAGAAGTACCTTGAGGATGACTTGGATGGGATGATGACCAAATACTTTGATCTATCCACTCGTCGCATTGAGTTTGCTCGCAAGTTCGGTACGTCCTCGCACGGTTATTTTGACTACCTGTTCGCTGTCGAACATGGGGTTCAAGGTATGGCGGAGCTGATGACCACAGGCAAGGTGCATCATCGCAGCCTGCTGTTAACCAACAAGCAAGGCGACCTTGAGCGTACCGAACTAAGCCGTGACCTGATGACACCAGTTTCAGGTGATCCGGTTGAAGCGATGCAGTTAATCAAGAAAGCGCAAGAGATGGCCAAGAATCAAGGGGCTGACGCTGCCAGAGATTTCCTCATCGGCGCTCACCCTCGTTCTACACCTACGTGGGAGAAGCGTGCGGATGCCATTGCTCATGCTCTGGCTGACTTCGGTGGCGAAGTGGGGCAGGTGCCAGAGCAGGCATATAAGTTTACACAAGGTTTGTTCAACACGACACAGCGTAAGCCTGTGTCGCCTCAAGACACCTTCTTTGATATGCAGAACCGCACCTCCAAGACCCTACGCTCTATCAATGCCGTAACGCTGCTGGGTTGGACAACGCTGACTTCGTTAGGTGATGTGGCGTTGCCCTTGGTACGATCAGGTAACTTCCGTGCATGGGCTAACGGCATCCGTAAGTGGTCATCCGATCCGATCTATCGTGAGAGCATCCAGAAGGTTGGCGTAGCCATCGAGAACTTGACGCATGAGCGCTTGACGCATTTGGTCGGTGCTGATTCTACCAAAGCCACCAATGCCTTCTTTAATTTCACGATGCTGACGCCTTGGACAAACATGAACCGTGAGATGGCTGGTGCAGTATTCCATCAAGCAATCATCGCTGAGCAGCGTCAAGCACTGACAGCGCCCAAGACATCTATTCGCTACAAGACGGCCATGCGATTTTTGAACCGCTATGGCTTGGCCGAGTTTGGCAAAGAAGGTGCGAAAGACTTGGCAAATCCACAGATGCTTGCGGATTCTCAAGCTGTTCGTGATGGCATGATCCGCTTTGCCAACGAGTCGATCTTCACGCCGAACAGCAATGACATTCCGCTTTGGGCGCAGACTCCATGGGGTAGCATTGTATTTCAGCTCAAGTCATTCCCACTCATGATGCAGCGATTGGTGCTGGGTGAGGGCGGTGTGATGAGTGAAGCTGTAAAAGCCAATCCCTATCCGCTTCTCTATGCGATGACCATCGGTGCAGGCTTCGGCATGATGTCCCTTGGTTCCAAGGATGTGGCACAAGCGCGAGGCGGCGAAGATGAGCAGAGTGCTGCATTCCGTAAGCGTAATCTGTTGAAGTCGCTAGGCTTTGATAAGTCTGTGCATGGTGACGAGGATGACTTTGCGGGCTGGTACTTGGATGGCTTGATTCAGATGGGCGGCATGGGTCTGCTTTCCAACATGGTGTACGATTCAGCCCAGCAGTTAGACAACGGCGCTTATGGCCAGATGAGAACAATGTCCACGTTGTTCGGCCCAAGTGTGGGACTCCTAAACTCTGGCTTCAATGTCATGGCGGGGGCTTCTGAAGTTGTCAGCGATTCATTGGGTGGCAACACCAGTAACTCCAAGGAGCGTCAAGCGCTTCGTGAAGTGGCGAGTCGTGTCCCAGTCCTCGGTGGCGTTAAAGCCTTCCGTGAAGGGGCAGTTAACACTGGCGCTGGCCAGCCTGAAGGCAAGGCCAAGTCCTCCGGTTGGGGCGGTGGATTCAGTGACGGATTCAAAGGTGGCTTCTGATGGAGGCCACTCCCCATTTTCAATGGTCAGAGCTGACGTGTAAGTGCGGTTGCGGAACGAGTTATGTTTCTGTCTCCGCACTCGATAAGCTGGAAGCCATGCGCAACATTTTGGGTAAGCCCATGTATCTGAACTCAGTGTGTCGCTGTCCTATTCACAATGCCAAGGTAGGCGGCGCTCCTCTTTCACAACACCGCTCCACTAAGGAGCGTCCAGCTACCGCATTCGACATATCCCTCCAAGGGCAAGACAAGGATGAGATCATCCGTCTGGCTGAGCGGGTGGGGTTCAAGGGAATCGGTATTAACTACAAGACGTTTGTTCACGTCGATGACCGCTCGAAAAGAGCAAGGTGGTAACATGTGGGAAATGATAGGAGCCGCATTGTTCGGCTCAACAACTGGACTACTGGGATCAGTGATTTCTAAGGCGCTAGAAATTTGGCGCTACAAAGAAGAAGCAAAGGCCAGACAGATGACCTACGACCATGAGGCTCGTTTGCTTGAAATGCAGATGCGCGATAGAGCGGCTGAGCGTGAGAGTGAAGAGGCTATCACCAACACCGTGGCTGATGAGTCCGTCAGGGTTGCCTCCTACAAGCATGATACCAACAACGGTGAAACGTCACCGTGGGTGAATAACATCCTTCGCTTGGTACGCCCTGTGCTAACGGTGCTCATGATCTTAATGACGTTCTACGTTGTCGCCACGTTTGAAGAGCTGTCTCGTGTGGACTTAGCGGGTCAGGTAATCGCAATCACATCCATGTGTTTTGCTTGGTGGTTTGGTGATCGCAGCAAGCGGATCAATGCCTGAGTTATTCCTTGGGCATAGGGTGGTAACGCATGTAGCTGTCGGTGTTATTGCAGCTTTTATCTCCGCCGCAGTTTGTGCAAAGCCATGTTCCGTCTTTTTGCGGCTCTCCGAATTGACAACTGCTGGGTTCGACAGGGACATCCTTGTCGCCCCAGCAAACGTCTCTCTTGAAACACCCCTTGCAACGCCAATCCGTGCCATCGTAACTGATCTTCCGAGCCTCCCCATTCAGCACAGTGATGATGCGCTGTTTGAGGTAAGACCATTCCAGCTCATCAAACTCGACAATCTCGGCATGGTAAGTCGACTTGTCCTTGTTGTAGGCAATGAAGAATGTCTCGGATACCTTCGATAACGCCATGTACATTTGTACCTGCGCATAGTAATGATTGTGAGAAATCTTCATACCTTTTGATAGGAACTTCTGAAAGGAGTTGTGGTTCATGGACTTAATTTCCAATACATAACTCTTTCCGTTAATCTCAATCATGCCATCGGTGTGACAGGAGATATGGCCTCCGAGTTCTTTGTACTCCCACTGCTTGCAGGTGAGCGGATCGTTTTCTTGAACGTCGATGTTAGCGGCTTTCTTTAGATCAGCCACCACGATGTCCTCGATGATGTGGCCGAGGGCGAAGATGCGTTTTAGATTAGGGGGAGCGGGGGTGTTAGGATACCCACGAAGGGAGTAGGCGAGATTGGCATCACAAGGATTCCCAACCCCGCTAGCACCGATGTACTTGCGTGCCTTGGATTCGTTTTCAGCCTCAAAGGCCAGATCAATGTTCGTTAATACTTCATGCGCTGTCGCTTGATGTGCCATTTTGGTCGAGCCTGTACATAAACAATCCACGCTTAATGTGGATGCGGTCAATTTTATGACCTCCATGTTTCGCTTTTCGCAAGTGACGAATCTGTGCGCTTATGGAAGCCTCTGGATCGCCAGTGATAGATGCAATTGCTGCCAGCGTTAACGGCTTACCTGCATGCAATGCAGCGTATACTCGTTGTCGTTGACCCGTCAAGCGGAAATCGTCTCGCTCTGGCTGGTAATCACTCCCCGCAAATTTACTCATACTATTCTCCGTTATTTTTATAGGGGTGGGGGCGTCAGCCCCCAAAGGCTACAGACCTCAAAAAGGGATGTCGTCATCGAACTTATCGTTATTCGCTGGTGCCTCAGTGGTGGCTTCAGCAGGCGCATCGGATGCGGCAAAGTACGGGTTATTCTGACGTGGTTCACCGCCACCTTTGCGGCGCTCACCTGTGTTATCAAACCAATCAGCACCTTGCACAACGTGCACTCCAACTTTCAAACCTTTCATCTTGGCGATGTCAGGTGAGGAGTGTGTGTAACCAGCTTTCACAAGCATGGTTTTCAGTCGGCGTTGGCCGATTTCTTGGGCTTCAGACGAGGCGTTGTGCACGTTCATGTAATCGGTGACGTGACCCGCACCATCGAGCGATGTCAGGGTGACAGCAAGGCGGTGGCCTTTGCCATTCTTTGTTTTGTTCAACTCCGCATTGGTGATGCGGCAAATGTGATTGCCAGCAGGTAGTGTTTGCCCACCTTTGTCGGCTTCAATTGCGTTTAAATCTATGGCTGCTAAGCCGTTCCATCCACTCATATTATTTCTCCTGCGCCGCAGCAGTTTCTGCTTTGGCGACTTGCTTAGTTAAATATTCGTCCCACTCACCATCGGCCATGGCCATTTTTGCAAACAGCTTGGTCACGTCATCGCACTTCTCAATAGGTAGTAAACGCTGACGAGGATCGCGGGCTTTAGCGTAGTAGCCTCGTACTTGGTCTGTAGCTAAGTAGCGAGTCACCTTGGGGCTTGTGCGGTCTCCATCGGTGTAACGGATGCCGCAAAATACATGGTCAAATAATGCAGGAATCTGCTTGGCCACCTTGCTACCCTTGACCATCGGCCAGTAGGTAGTCAATCCGTTGTCATCTTCCTCTTCGGATAGAAGACATGTGCAGACTACGTGCATATCTAAGTCACGAATCCACTTCAAAGCGCCGATCATCATGCGACTGTTATCGCCCCATTTCTCGAAACCGTTTTTGTTTCCCTCATGCACCTTCTCTAGGTATTCCATCAACTGATCCGACAGCTCTGTTACGGAGTCGATGAAGATGGCTTTGTATTCCAGCGCGTTAAATTCAGATGAATTAATCATCCGCATCGTGCCTCGAAACGAGAACACGCCGTTATCTGGATCGTGCTTGCCATCCCACGAGAGTACAGGGATCACATCAATAGACACATGCTCCAGTGATTTTAGGCCACCCTCAAGAGAGATGATCAATGTCTTGCCGTACTTGTTCTGTACATTGATTGCCTGAGTTGTCTTGCCCCAGCCGTGGTGTGCGCACAGGAGCGTCTTCTCGAAATGCACATCTGCATCCGAAGTGTTCAATACTTTAAACATTAGATTGCCTCAATTTTGAATTTTGGTTTGCCTGCCTTGCGTGTCAAGGCTGCGCCCAGTACCTGTCGTTCTGGCTCATTGGCGGAATCAAATTTTGATTTCGACACCTTGAAGTTGAAGTCGACGCAGCTTGGCAGTTCAGCCTCGTCGCTCTGCACAATCTCTTTGAGTACCGATTGATCCCAAGACCAGCGCTCTGTCACCGCTGACTGAATGAACAAGCGGTCAGTCTGAAACGAGTGCGTACCGACCTCGCGCATTTCAGCAGGTATTGCCGCAATCAATGCCTCTTCGGCTTCTGTGAGTGATGCTTTGGCGGCTTGGTATCGCTCCATAACCAACACGTAATCGAGTGCGTATTCCTGCACCACTTCTTTTTGTGCGTCTGTGTTGACAACAGTCGCAGCAGTCTCTTGCGAGGTGTCATCTTCATCGAAGAATCCCATGCTAACTCCCTAGTTTTTATCAGTGAATCGTATAAATGATTGCTGATCAGGTTTGTAATGATTCCAAATATAATTTAAGATTGTCTCGAAATCAACACATTTACACAAAGAAGAAATTAATAATATCACATCAATATA